ACTGGTTAGCAGATACGTTAGCAGAATAAGGATCGATGTATACTCTATACTTACCTTGTAATACACCAGCAAATGTATTGCCTGTGTCATCTACATTAAGGTTAGCATTAAGTGCAGGGGTGTAATCAAGAACACCTGCCATTGTTAGAGCAGAAGCAACGTCTGCGGAGCAAAGGATCATATTACCCTTTCCACGACGAGTTTCTTGTGCGATAGCGTTAGCATCACGCTCTATCTGGAAGATAAGTCCCTTGAACTTCTCAACTGACCATCTTCCGTTTGAATCGGTGTCTAGGTCAAATGTACCAGCAGCAGCAACGTTTGCTTGAGCACCAGGTCTAGCAACATTGTAGATAGTTCTGATAACTTCTCTGTTGATTTCCGCAAGGATTTCAGTAGAAAGAATGTTAGCAAGTTCTGCTTCTGCATTCAATCCGTGGATTGCCTTGAGGTCTTGAGCAAGCTCTAGTGAGTACTCAGCTTTCAACGCACGAGACTTCGCAGTCACGGTGACTTTCTCGATTGAGAATGCCATCTGGTTGAACTGATCGCCAGATCCATCTCCTAGATCTTCAGCAGTGTCGGTACGCATACCCTGACCAACGTTGTAGTCAGTGCCGTTTCCTTGAGCAGCAACAGGATTAAGTAATCCAGGATTAGAACCACTCTGTGATGTTGTACCTAAACCAACGGTAGTGTTAGTATCGCCTGAAGATACATCGAAGCCATCATTCTGACCAGAGAATGCTGTATCTGCTTCGTTGAACAATGCTTCTGTGCCACTCTGTGTCTTGTAGCGAGAACGCATTGCGAAGATTAGTCCAGTAGGACCATTCATTGGTTGAACGCCAGCAAGGTCATATGCGACCAAGTTTGGCATTGCTCGTCTGATTAGAGAAATCAATACGGGGTCGAAACCAGCAACTGGACCAGCAGCAGTAGCTCCAGCAGAGAAACCTGCACTAGAACCTGAGTTGGTGTTTACGTTGGGGGCTTCTGAAAGAAATTCACTCTCTTCACGGAGTTCTTTTTCTTGGTTTTCGAGCAGGATTGCGGTTACCGATCTACGATGTGAATCTTTGATTGGATCTAGACCATCATAGTCTAGAATTGGTGCCCACTTCTCCTGTAGATGCTCAGAATTGTACATCTGCATTTGAAATTTACCTCTTACGGTTGTTTTTGTTTGAAATTAATGATCTAAAAATCACTTTTTAGCAGCTCTAGAAAGTGTATTCAGATAGGCTTGCATTCGGGGGTTAACTTCCTCAGAAATTACCTCGTCAGTAGAAACCTCTTCTGATAAATTTTCAGAGGTGCTCTTTGGAGCACTAGATTTACTTGGGAAATAAGATTCCTTAAGTGTACCTAGTTTCTCACGATAGTCTGTCTCACTTTCAAACTCAACATTTTCAGCAAGTGTAGCGAGCTTGTCTTTTTGAGTGTCTGCAAGACCCTCTGTGACATCAGCAAATATTACATCTGCTGTGGACTCTGCTAATCTACGATTGAGTGCAACATTGCGATCAATCTGCTCATTGAGTTTATTCTCCATTTCATCAAGCTTATCTACCATACTATTAAGTACATCATATTTTTCTTCAGGAATAGTTACATAATGTTCTTCAAATAGTGACTTCATACCTTCCATGAAGGATTCAGTCATTTCTGTTTTAAGACCTGCTTCTACAGCAAGAGCGTTTTCTTGGAACCACTCGTCTGCAACATACTCAAGGTAAGAATCAACTCTTTCGGTAAGTCCTTTCTTAATGGTGTCTAGTTCTTCAACTAGAGCATTAGCATAAGACTCTTGGAGTTCTTCTTTGATTTCACTAACCTTGGATTTGATTGCGGTCTCAAATATTGTACGTGCCTTATCTTGAAACTCTTCGGAAAGTTCTTCTCCTTCTAAAAGTGCCTGAACGTCTGCATCAACGTCATAAGACTCTTCTTCGATAACTTCCTCTTCGGTAGTTTCTTCTTCGGCTACGATTTCTTCTGTTGAAGATTCTTCTTCTGAAACAACGTTTTCATCTGTTGTTTCTTCTTCAGCAACCACGGTGTCTTCTGTTGTTTCTTCTTCAGAAACAGTTTCTCCTTCTAAAGTTGCTTCTTCTGCCTTTGCTGCCTTTGCATTAACAACATCTCTTACTTGAGATAGTGTTGCTGAAGGATCTTTAAGTTTAGCAGAATCGTCATCGGGACGATAGTTTTCTGGGGTAGGTCCACCAAGGTCTTCTACTGGAACGCCAGCTGGTGCTGGATCGGCTGCAGCTGCACCTTTGGTTACTACGTTTTCTTCGATTTTTTCCATTTAGTGAATTGTTACC